ACAGTGTTAAAACCTTTTTTGATTTCGCCATTTGGATTAGAACTTGATACAAGTTCTGTAATTCTACCTGTTGCCACCGGAGTAAATTGTGCATTTGAATGAACTCCTACCAAACTCCCTGCAACAAACATTTTGATAACGTGTTGTGTAACGTTTTGTGTATCTAATAAACTTACAACTTCAAAACCTGATTTGCCTTGTGCATTAGAATAAATTGGACCAACTAATGGTCTATTTGTACCATCAAAGAAATACAGTTGACTTGTTTCGTTATTAATCCACAAATCGCCTGCAACCATGTTTGGCAGTGTGTTAGATACTGTTGTACCACCTGAAGTAACAAAAGCCGAACCGTTGTATACTTTTAATCTATTTTCAGTTGTGTCAAACCATAATTGACCTCTTAACGGATTAATTGGTGCTGTTGCGTTTGAGAAATTTTCTAAAAGTTGAATAAAGTTTTCATTTAAAACTTCACCAAAACCTGAATAGTTTCTTCCTATAAGTGTTAAGTCACTGGAAGTAGTATCTAATTGACCATCAACTAGATCAACAAGTAAACTACCATCTGTTTTGTTTAGTTTATAACTCATTAAATGCCTCCAGTATAAATTATATAGTTCAATGTCATGTAAGGATTCATTACATCCATTTGTTGTCCTATTGTGCCGCTGATTCCACCTGAATTAGGTAATTGTTGAGCACCTAGTGTATTTGTTAAATCAGGTCCATCTCTAGTTGTTACTTCATTATCTGTTGATGCACCTGCTATCATTCTTGAACCAAAGAATTGATCACCATTGTTGGCTCTCATATTGTGTTCGTGATCTGGTAGGTTTTCTTTTGTGATTGTTTTCTTCTCATCACCTGCACCTTGACCTAAATTATCTGCCGCTACCGCTGTGACTCTATCCGCTGAACCTTGTCCTAAACCTGGGTTAGACATATTGTCTTTACCTAATGGGAATCTTCCACGTAAGTCAGGTAATTTAAACACCGCAGAACTTGTTGGAGTTCCGTATTGTGTGCCTATTACACCATAAAGTGTGCTGTATACCGCTCTACTGATTTCTGCACCATCGCACATTAACCAATTAGCAGGAGAAGTAGCACCAGCAAATAATGTAATTGAACCTACTGGTGGTGTTGGAATAGTACTAACAATGTTACCAACAGTTGTTTTGAAAATTCCTGCTGTACCTTGTGTTCTATTGATTATTAATTCATCACTTACTTGACTTGTGGTTGTTAATGTCTGATTACCAATAAATGAATTGCTTATACTTGTATTAAATGTTTTGGTGTTTGGTGCTGATCCATCGAAAGTGAAACTTTGTGCTGTGACATCACCTATCATTTGAAATGTAGTTGCTTGAGTCAATTTATTAGATGTTCCTGATGCACCTGTTACGTTTCCATTAACGGTTCCTGTTAAAGTCCCCGTTAAAGACTCTGCATAAACATTTGCATATCTATTATTTGTTGCACCTAGGTTATGTATACCATTTGTAGAAGGTGTGATGTTGTTTGCAACTAAATTACCTGCAATACTTATGTCATCTCCAACAAATAATTTTTTAGCAACACCTAAGCCACCTTTTACTACAAGTGATCCTGAACCAATATTAGTTGCATCAGTTGTGTCTTTTGCTGTCACAATGCCGTCTGCTGACAAAGTTCCTGCTACGTCCAACACAGCAGTCGGAAGTGTTTTCATTATACCAACTTGTCCTGCAGAACTTAATCTCATCACTGTGGTTGTTGTACCTTGATTTGAAAATCTAAAATCAATTTCTTCATCAGGTGGCCCTTGCATAACCACTGCTTGTTGTTCAACAAATACTTTGAATGATCCTGCCGCACCTACTTCTATACCATCATCTGTTTTTACTTTAATTGGAAAATCTGTTAATGAAGTTGTATCTGCTCTTAAAAAGTTTCCTGCCGCTACTGTTGAACCGCTGACAACAAGAGCATCTGCTTTTTCGGCCGTGCCATAAAATTTACCAACACCGTCACCTTTAATATTTGCTATACTTAAATTAATGCCTGGACGCAGTTGTGAAAAACCAGGTATTGTAATTTTTGGAGTAAATGAATCTGTTGCAATTATTGCCGCTGTTTGAGCCGCAACTTCTAATTTTATAATTGTGTAATCTAAATCATCAGTTCCTTTGATTGTTGTAGGCGTTGCACCTGTAACCAATCCTGAACTGTATTGTGGACCTACTAAAATCCAACCTGATCCTGTGAATAGATATAATTGTTGCTGATCTGTATCAACCCATAAATCACCTGTAATACTTTCTGAAGCACTTGGTTGGTTGATTGCTTTTTTAAGTCCGCCTGATGCTACCCATGTTGTACCATCGTAAATTTTTAATTGGTTTACACCTGCTGTTGTGTCAAACCAAGTTTGACCTTGTATTGGTCTTGATGGAGCCGTACTGTTAGCAAAATTTTCTAATACGTGTAGAAAATTCTCTGCTATAATTGTACCATATGATGTTGTGTTTTTTCCAGGAAACTGTAAACTAGTTTGACTGTTCACTGTGTTGTCTTCGACAGTGATAGTACCTTTGTTTACTGCATCAGAAAAACTTATGGTATATGACATCTATTACCCCTCGTTAAAACCTGTCAAACTTTGTACTCTAACAGTGTAATCTATTTGCACTAATCTGTTTAAACTTTTTTGTACAGGATGAAATACTACGTGTGTTAAAAGTTTACCCGTGCCACTTGGCGAATAACTTACAAGTCCTAGTTCATCAAACACATATAAACTATTTGCCTGCGATGCTTGATCAACTGCATCCTGTCCGTTTGGCTCACCGTAATCTAAAAGACAAGTTACAAGAACATCTGTGTAATTTGTTCCGTTTACGTGTCTAGTTTCTATTTTGTTTCTTTGAGGATCTAAGTTTGTAACACTTCTATCATCAACAACTTTGGTGTATGTTTGATTATACAGACTTGCATTTGTGCCAGTACTGTTAGGAGTCAAATATGTAATAATTCCTGTTGGATCAACACTTGTTCCGCCGTTACCAAACGCCATTGAATTAATAAAACCTTGACCTTGATTAGCAACACTCTCCGCTAAAGCAACACTCATGTTCTCATAATGAATTGCATTGCGTTTATTGACGAAAACAGCGCCTGATTCAGGGTCATGTATCTTAATATGACCTTGTATTAAAACTCCGTTGTTTTCATTAAATTTACTCATTTATGCTCCAATTTCTATTGTATTTATTGCGGCGGAGCCACTTCTTTTTGACGTATGAATCTTGCGATGTCATTATCTGTCTGACTCAGTGGATCTGTGCCTTCTTGCCAAATTTTACCTTGTTTACGTATGACCACAATTTTGGCATTTGTGGCTGGTGTATTGTTAAACGTAATCACAGGATTTACACCATCTACTGTGAATTCTGCGGACACAGTGTCATCTGCTTCAGGACTGTCCTGTCCGTTTGCTGGATTATACTGTGAAATACTGTTTTTACGCAGTCTCTTACCGCCAACAAATAATTCAAATTGATTCACATTTGTTGGAGTGAACGAGATAGTTAATTGATTATTTGACACATCTGCGCCTGTGTACACTTCTGATACAAACTCATCTTTGTAAGGAACTGTCTGGAATCCACTTTGATCATGAACTTCAGTGTCAGCAAAGTGTTGAGTTGGTACTCCTGTACCAAATGTACCTCTTCTTAATTGTTGTAATTTGTTACCGTCTTTAATCCAATACTCAATTCTTTCACCGTCTATGAATATAATGCCAGGTAAACTAGCATTAATATTTGGCTCTGTGATTCCTGTTGCGTCTTTTAAAACAATTTCTTTATCATACCAGTACAATGTATTTGCAAGGAAGTATTGTCTATCATTTCCTATGCGTTTAAAGTGCGTTCTATTCATCATGTCTTTAAACTGTCTGTATGCAAATTTTCCAATGAAACTTGGAGCAGAGAAATGCATGACATCTATTTGATCATTTTGACTTACAGTTCTTGAAATTAATACTCTCATTTGATCATTTGATACAGTGTAGTCTACACTAGGTGCCAACCATTCGCCATTCAATGAAACCCAAACATATTGAGCATCAACTGCCGGCTTACGTAGATAAATTACACCATTTGTTAATTGATTGTATTGGTAATAGTCATCACTGTTTACTGTAATTGATAATCTTGCAATTACATCTGCCTGTTCTCTTTCTATATCTGCTATATCATGTTTACTAAACTGGTAAGCAGTTACTTTTGTATTCTGCGTTGGTGCAGTCGTTAAAGTTAATACACCAGCATCTGATACACTGTATTGTCCATTGTCTATAAACACATCTAAAATATCGCCAACAACACCTACACCTGATTCTAATGTTACACTTGAATTTCCTGGATTCCATCTGTATTGTGAACTTGTCATTTCAACATCATTTAAAAATGCTCTTACATCTGACGTTCCTATACTGCCAGGAACTATTTGCCAGTTTTCAATTTCGTATTCTCTTAATACTGAAACTTTAAATTGTTTGTACCAACCACTTCTTAATACATTGTCTCCAACCTTAACAATTACATTTGTTGTTAAAGGTTTTTGTGCAAAAGGTGTAGGAGATAGTTGATATGTTGCTGTGCTTCCATCACCAGTAAATTCATTTTGAGTAACTTCACTAAAGGATTGACTTGCACTTTCATATACACATATACTAATTACAGCGTCTATTGCCGGCGCTGTGTTAAATCTTATTGCTACTCTATTTGGTACAGCAAAAGAACTGTCTGTTTCTAAAACTTGGTATGTTGATCTTTGACCATTTACTCTAACAAATACTGAAATTTTGCCTGCTGTGTATTTTGCTCTTGTAACAAAATCAACTGTTGAACCGTCACCAGTAAATGTGTCTACATCTAGAACAGATTCACCATTATTGCCCATAGTAATAAAATTAATTTTATTGCCATTTGTAGGTGCACTGTTGAATATTATTTTTTTATTTTGATAATCAACTGTGAATAAATTACTGTTGTATAAAATATTGTTTACTGAAACAAATACAGCGTCAGCACTTTGCGGATAATCAGTGTAGGCAAATTCTGTTGTTGTACCATCACCTATGTAATTGTAACTGTTAATTTTACTGCCTGTGTTTGAACCTCTGTCATAAACTTGTATATCTAATGTATCTAACACTTGTCCAGGTACAAATTCTTCTGGACCATGAGATGATGTTGGAGTTACAAAGCCGTCTCCATCAACATTTATATCTTCAGCACTTAAACCTTGTGCTGTAGAGTATGCCAAATCACCACCTTGTAAAAGTGTGTCAACTTCTTCCGGATCAGGTAAGAATGAACCATCGCTTGTTGATTTTCTGATTATGATTGTGTCATTGCCTGTTTCAACAGCACTTATGTCTACAGTTTTAGTAGAACCATCGCCGATAATTGTTTCCATAACAGCATTGACATTTGTTTGTTGTGCTGTTCCAAAATTAGGATCGTCAACTCTTATTCCATTTCTGTACACATTGTATTGTACATTTGCTTCAAGTGTTTTAGAAAGTGTTAAAGATAATGTGCTTTGATCTAGATAGAAAACTTCATCTTCATAACTTTCATCATAAGTGTCCCATTCACCATCCATAAACGGTTGGTTATCCCAACCTGATTTATTTTCAAATCCTATGCTACGAACTTCTACACCACCATAGTCTATACCTTCAATTACCTGTGCAAGTTCTTTGCCTGGCATTCCAGCAGTTGGGGTGTAATATAAATTTACTCTATCTTGTGTTTGCAATACATCTTGATCAATCAAATATTCCACAGATATATTTGCATTATTTGCCGGAGGCAAAGTGAATGAAACATATCCACAATTTCTCGTGTATGATTTAGTTTCATCTAAATCATTATTAAAAGTATATTCACTTCTTAATTTTAATTGATTGTTTACTTTTACTTTGACCGTTGTTGTACGTAAATCCATTGGCCATTTCAATTTAAATTTTAATTGACTTGCGTTTCCTGAGAATGTTTCAGTTCTTGTTAAGTTAGCAAGTAAAAGGTCTCCAGTTGTTCTGTCAAATTTTACACCAATGTGAGTTGATCTAACAAAACTGTCGCCTAACACAGCATTGGCTTGAGCAACTGTGCCTGTAGTGGATCCTAAAATGTTTATTGCTGGAGCACCAATATATCCTGATCCACCATTTGTAACATTTATTCTGTTTATTTTTCCATTTTTAATATATGCTGTTGCTGTGGCTCCAGATCCGCCACCTCCAACTATTTCTATTGTAGGTGCATTTTTGTAAAGAGTGCCACCTTCTTTTATGTTAATAGACTTGACTGCAAATCCTACATTGTCTTTCCAATGTTTGTTTGGATAAGTGTTTATATTGTCTGCATTTACTAAAGCATTATTTTCAACTCTAATATTTGAAGGCGTAATTACACCATTAATGTATCTTGGCGATAAATCAAAATCAGTTAAAGAAGTATTAGTAGGTTCAATTTTATCATAAGAACTTACATATTCTCTAATTTTAGATTTGTATGGTTTAATTTCTTTAATATAATCTTCATAGTTAGATAGATTATCGTTTTTAAATGTAACTTTTTGTTTTAGATCACCTACGTTGTGTTGTGCTGTAACAAAACTTGTTTTGAATACCCAATCATTTAAAGTATCTTCTGATAATGCATATCTAATACTTGCAAAGAATAATTTGTTGTATTCTAATTTTAATTCTTCAACAAATATGCTATCTCTTACAGTTTGTAAAATAATTCTTGTTTCTTCAATAGGCTGTCTGTCATACAGTTGAACATCAAAACTGTTCGAATCAAAACCTATATTTTGATTAGCATAATCATATAATTTTGTGTTAAATTGAATTGTTCCATTTTGTCTTCCAACAGTTTTATAATTTACTGTATAGTCAACATCTTCTTTATTATCTGTTTTTTCTAATAGTAACCAACCACCTGTGCCCACAGTATCAATTTTTACTATGTCACCAATATTGCATTCTACTGCATCTAGTTCGTAAGTTTGTGAAACTTTTTTATCTATGGCAGTTAGTTCACTGTATCCTGTATCATACCAATCAGCATAATTCCAATATAATCCAACATTGTAACTTTGTATTCTAGTACGTGTCCAACCCTCTGTTGTGTAAGAGTAGATTGCCCATTTGCCTGTCACTGTACTGTCAGCATTTACTAAAGCACTAAAGTCACGCACTGTGATTGTGTCGATGGACTTGTAATTGCTACCTTGTTCACGTACCACAGCATTTGAAACTGACCCATTTACATCAATTGATAATTCTATTACTGCACCTGATCCTGTTGTTGTGTTAATTGTTACTGTTGGTTTAAATTTATATCCTTTACCTGCGTCCGAAACAAATACAGATTTAATTTTTCCGTCTTCAATTGTTGGAACCAGTGTTGCTGTTTTTACTGTGCCAACACCAACAAATTGTAAATCTTTTTCCGTGTCAACTGTTACATCATATAAGCCTGTTGCAGTCAAAGGTGCTGGATCCGATTTAATTAAACTAGATAAGTCTACTTCATCTACAATTAAATTAGAAATTAATGTGCTGTTGATTCTTTCAATTGCTTGTTTTAAAGCCTCTTGTTTGTTTTTAAACCAACTTTGTCTTGGTTGCATCAATGTACCATATTTTAATTTTTCACTTATTTCAGGATCTGGAACTTGGTTCTCTAATTCATCGTAACCAATTAAACTATTAAACCAAACAGTTTCAATGTCTGTTGGAATTTTGCTTGACGCTAAATTTTCAGTTACTATGGCATACTCTTCATGTATATCATTATTTGTAGTTGTATTAAACAATCTAAAGTTTATTACAGCATCTTTATCACTTATTAATCCGCCACAGTTTACTATTGCAAATTTATTTGAACCAAATATTGTTACATATTTGTAACCTTGGGATCTTGGATCTTTGATTAATTTTGCTACGCCATTTGCAGATAAAATTCTACCTTCAATTTGCGGAACAGATGTTTTATCTTTTACCCAATAAAAGTAAACATTTGTAAACACACCTGCAACTTTGTCATATTGTTTTTTCAATACAAAGTTGTTTGTGTTTGACACTGTACCTGTAATACCTAAAGATAATCCCTCTGTACTTGCACTTAAAGTATTCCATTGAGTAGGTGTGTATTTTGACTGTGTCCATTCATGTACGTCAATTGTTGCTCCTGGAAACAATTTATTCCAATAAGCATTATTAAAAATTATATTACTTTGATACGGATAATAATATTGTGCTTTGCTTATATCCCACCATAATCTTCCTACTTGACTGTTATCCCAATGATTTAAATCATCTTGCTTTGTAGATCCTGATTGATTGTAGTATGCTGGATCATATTTTGTTTTGTAGAAAATTTCTTCTTCTGCTGGTCCAGGAATTTTTCCGAAAATAGGATCAATATAATCTAGATTTGCTAAAACTTTTTTTGTTTTTTTGTTGTATAAGAAAACACTTTTAATTTTTGTAAGATCAGGTTGTTCAATACCGCCAATAGTTTCATGTACACTAGTCCAGTTGTTAGCATCTTGAGATCTACGGAAATCAATAGTTGTACCTATTTCTTCATTTGTTAATTGTAGATTAGGCATTCCAACATAAACGTGATTTACATTTACTAATAAATTAGAACCAAACTGCTGTATGCTTGTATCTGCATAAGTGAATTTTTCTGAATATAATAATGTGTTATCAAATTTTTCATAAATGTGAATTGTACCTGTGTCTTGTACAATTTTTGTAAATGACGTCATTTCATTATCGAAACTTGTTGTGCCACCATCAAAAGTTGTGTCAATTGTCATGTCACCTTTTAAACTTGTTACAGCAAGTATGTCTCCACTGAAAGATAAAGCATATCCAAAGTTTTCACTTACTTCTTTAGCAGGACTTGTTAAAGTTTGTGTTAGTGAATACAAACCTGAATCATTTGTTGCTTTTTTGTAAACATAAACAGCACCCATATCTATATCAGTGAAGTCTTTTAGAGGAGATCCAATAGCAATTAATTCACCATCGCCACTGATACTGATATCAGCACCAAAATTAATTGTAGGTCCTGAATCATCTGGTGCAGTTATTGTTTGTTTGTATGTGTAATGATTGTCATGTAATCTGTAAACTATTATTTTTTGACTATCATTTGAATACAATACATTTGCAATTATATTGTTTCCATTTGTGTCAATGTCAAATCTATTTCCAAACTGGACCATGTTGTTTTGATCTAGAGTACTGTCGTTTTCTAATTCAATTCCTGAATCATTTGGAACATAGCCTAAGAAATCTGTGTGAGTATTTTGTAGTTGCCAATTTGCTGTGTTGAACACACCAGCAATCATATTTGTTGTTGCTTTGTATAATTGACTGTTGTAAACAACCAATTCACCTGTTTGGTATGCCACTGTATTTTCAAAAGGTCCTCTGTATTGAGGATCAATACCTAACCACCAATTTTTTGTAGCACTGTTTTCTATGAAATAAATTTTACCAGGTAAATTTGTGGTGTTGTCACCTTCTGCTCCTACATAAGCAACAGTTTCATTGCCCACAGTTCTTATTTTAATACGTGAACCAAATCTTAATCCAGTTGCGGCATCAGGTATGCTGTAACCTCCGGCAAAACTAAATTGTCCAGAAGTTTCTTTTTTGTACACAAGGAAACAACCTTGGTTAGTAAAAGCACTTTGCACTCCTTCACCTACTGGAATATTGTAAACTTGTATCCAATCTTTGTTTGTGCTACTTGGTATATTTGCATTAACATTGATGCCGTTTAATGTTTGTTCGTCCCAAGTCCAGTATTCAATATCTCTTCCAAAGTATTCTGTAATTGTGCCCGAGAAGTTGATTGGTGCTGTGTGTTCAAACACTAGTAAATTACCAAGTGATCCTGGAGGCTGATTACTGTCAGTAAATGCTGTTTGTTCAATGTTACCTAACAATCTGTTTGGTGTACCTACAACAGTGATTGTTCCGTTGAACCCTGCATTGGAACCTTGCACAAATGGAACACCATTACCTGTTAAATTTTTAATCCATAATCTATATTTTTGCAATCCTGTGTATTGAATCGCCGCCACTGTACCTTCTCCGCCTGAGCCTGCTGTGTTTGTGTAAGTTGTATCACATCTTACAACGTCACCAACTGTTGGCACATAGAAGTTTGCGTTGTTGTCTGGTTGAGAGTCAACATCAACATATCCTTCCCAAACATCATTTATTGTTTTTAATCCATTTGTGTCAGCATTAGAAATATTCAATCCTGGGAAAGTGTATCTATTGTTCGATACAGTGTTGAACCAAACATTTATTTGATCACCTGCCTGTTTGCCCAGTGCATGATAACTTGTTTGAACATCTGTTCTAATAAAATACTTGTTGCTTAACACACTGACTGGCGAACCGTTTGCCTGCCAACTGTTTGTGCTTTGATCAATATAATAACTCTGAGCATAAGATATCATTCCAAATTCTGCAGTATAACTTGGTGCTTGTTGTGGAGTAATAGGTGTCCATGGATACGTCAGTGAGTTGTTAAAATGTTGAACTGTTCTTGTTATATTTTGTCTTATAATATCATATATCACTAGGTGATTAGATGTATCTGCACCCAAGTCTGTAGATACTGCTGTTGGAAAATCTACTCTCCACCAACCGCCTAGTTGATTGTAATCTTCTGTTATAACTCTGTCATATGCTCCTATTTCTAAATTGCCAAAGTTTATTGAATCTGAAGTAGAAAATATTCCTTGCACATCTTTCAAATAGATTAGTGTTTTTGTTCCAACTTTGTTTACATACACTACTGTTCCTTGTGCTGTATCTGTTGTCAACACATTACCAACAACAGGATCTTTTAATGTCAAATCTACTTTTAGTATTTCATCAATTTTTTCTACTATTGGTACAGCATTATACGAGAACAGTTCATTTTTAAGTGTTGATTGACTTATGTTCTGTCCGAATGGTCCTTTTGGATCTTTCATGTAATTGTTTCTGTCTTGATTGTAATCAGATGTGAAACCTAAATAATCCATATACAATTTGTCACCAATTTTTGTACCGTTGTATTGATCAGCACTTGCTCTAACTAAAAGGTGATTTGTTGTTGAGCCTGGGTGAACATAATCACCTATCAAAAGATTTGTAATTGCTGAATTTGTTGCTTCGTTGTATAAACCTGCGGCATCAAAAGTTGTGAAGTCTACAGAAGGATCTGCGCCAATAATTTGATTAGTCGCTCTCCATAATTGTTTTTTGTACTGAACAATATTTCCTGTTGCATAATTTTGTGTATCAACATATTGACCTTTGTATTCTGTTTTTAGATTGCTGGCATCTGGAGCACCAACTAAAATGTAATCACCTTCTGGTGAAATTTCCATTGCTTTACCAAATTTACTGTTAGAGCCAAATAAATCAACTTGCTGATAGATAGGATCTACAGTTGGTGATTGAATTACTTGTATAAGTTTTAATGTAGCACTTTCAGTCCCTCTACTGAACACATAAATCTGCCCATCACTTTCATCTGGTTGTCCTACTAATAGTATCGTGTTATTTTGGTTTGCTGATAATACCTGTCCAAAACTTACATCACCTGAATCCGTTGTTGAACTTACTGTGTCATGCTGTTTGAATACAAATCTATTGTTTACAATTTTCCATTTACCATCATTACTTTGATCTACCCAGAATTTTTCATCATCTTTTAATCCTTGATCAACAATTCTTTGATTTATTTCTGCAATATCAGACACACGACTTGTTACAAGTCGTCTAACAAATCCAACTGCTGTTGTGATAGATTGAAATCCTGTTTTAGGTTCACACACAATTGAATTCAAAGATACTGATTTACATTTCAACACATAGTCAGAACCATTTGCATTTACAATAAAAATTTCTCCAACTGCCATTTCAGCATTGTTTAGAGTTGTAACTGTGATTCCATTGGAACCTGCAACAACACTTGTAATTGTTTGATTAGTGTTAGAATATCTAAACACATTCCAAGAATTGTTGTAGTTTCCTACCCAAACATATTGTCCGTCTTTTAATGTTGTCAAAGATGTGCTTGTTAACAAATCATCATAACTGCCAACTGTTACAGATATATCAATTGGATTAACCGGGCCTGCAGTTTTGACGTACGTATTTTTGTCATATTTTATAGGAAACGGATTGTGGTTATAATTTTCAGGTTTTAAATAAACTTCACCTGATTGTATTCTATATACTAAATCTGTTTCTACTCCTGTGCCTAAATCTGTTAATTCAACTGGCTGAGGATTCAATCTCAATTTAGATTCATCTAGCACATATTCTACTTCATCGAAAGTATCCGACGCACCATATTGTCCTTTACGTATGCCCCACTCCTCATAGAAATCCACACTTTCTTTGTCTGCACTTGCAAGAGCATCAAACAATTTACTCAATGCATTTGACGTTCCTTTTTCCCTAATGTATCCTTGATAAAATTTGTATTGAGCAACATCATCATTTATAATGTTTCTTAAGTACTCTCTTGGTTGATAGCCAATTAAGTGTTGGGCCATTCGCTGTTGATCAGTATCAAAGTTGTCTGTATCTAAATCATAAAAATCAGCAAATTGATTTGCTTTGTAATCAAAGTTTGCATACAAAGAAGGTTCAGGACGACTGTCTAATCTACGCCATTCTTCTTCATTAAATTTTTCTGTTGCTTTTAATTTTTTATTTGCAGTATAATAAAACTGTTTGTGTTTTACTACATCACTCATTGCATATTTTGTGAATGGTGCCCATTCTTGTATTTTGGCTTCGTCAAATATAAAGCCTGGAGATACTCCGCTTCCGTCCCACTCAGTCAAGTATCCTAATACTTTTATTCTATCTTGCTTATAACCACTTGCAGGATCAAAAATTAAATCATTGAAAGTTGTTGTGTTGTCTATAATACAAACATTTTCCTTTTGCACCACAGGAATTTTGCAGAAATATATTCCATTAATTGTTTCTTTAAGCAGTAATTCAAATACGTTTCTATCTCTAGTAACACGCACAAAGTTTTTGTCTAAATTGTTTCCGTCTTCTTTTAATACCCCATAAGAGTAAAAATTATCTAAAATATTATCAGTGGTAGCATTTGGTGTTTCTAACACTAATCTTTCTGCAGATGGACTTAAACTAATAACACTACCGGCGTCCCAATTTTGTGTAGTCCAGTATAGTAATTCACGCACTGATAATTGCCAGTTAGAAACTTTTTCTAAACTCTTTTCAAAATCATTAAATTTAAATCCTTTAGATTTTAGATATTCGCCATATCCTAAAATAACATCAACTACTTCTTGAACAGTTTCATAGGTTGTGCCATATGCCACTGTTGTGATATCTGTACTAAATTGCTTTCTTAATTGTGCAACTGCTCCTCCTTCGATAGGCAATTCAACAAGTTTTACAAATTTTGATAAATCGAAAGTGCTTTCTGAAACGTGTTGCGTTTCTACTGCATAAAATTCGTTAGCATATTTTACATATTGTCCCACGTCATATCTTTTGTTTTCTGCCCAATTAACATAAGACGCACTTACTCCGCCAACATTGATTGTTGGATCTGAAGTTAACGGAATCGGAGCATAATATTTGATGATAGGATTATTTTTATCATATCCTTTTATTAGGTATCCTGATGCAGTCTTTTCTATTATTAAAGCACTGTAAGTTATAAGTTCAACAGCAGAACTTGTATTGTAAATTAATTTGTAATTTTCTTCAGGTACAAAAATGTTTGAAGTATTTGTAGGAGACTTGCTGTCTAATACTAACTTAAATTTATCTTTGTTACTGTATCCTCTAATTTTAAATCCTATTTGTGCTTTAATATTTTTTATTTTTGTTTTGTAATCTGCATAACTGTTAATTAAATTTACTTCAACAAAATCATATATGTAGTTTACAAGTCCAGCAGTTAAGACTGTTGTTTTTTCTGATACAGCACTTGGAAATACTAGAGCCGAAGGTTGTAATCTTAAACCAGTTGAATAGACAATTTGACCTGCATCATTTCTTTTTACTCTACTTGTATCCCAACCTATACCAATTACTTTTGCTGGTTGGTGTAGTAAGAATGCTTTTAATATTGCAAAAGGATAATCTGAACTTCTTCTCCAAGCAGTTTCTACTGGACTATGATCACCAAATGCATATTTAGATTTTGTAAGATTTAAAAGTACTTCTCTAGCATATCCGCTTTCAAATGGACTTCTAATTGTGCCTGTGCTTGTTACAGGAATATAAGAAGTTAAATTAGGTCTTTTGTATTTGTCTAGTATGACAATCTTTTTATTTGGTTCTCTAACAATTCCTGCTTCCATGTCTTTCCATAAAACAAGATTTTCTTTTGTGTACGGAGCAGAACCATAAGTTGTTTCCCACCATGTTGGCTTTTCAGTGTAGCCAATTATTTCCCATGGAGTAATATTTGGTCTATCTGTGCCTAATAAATTTTTGTATATTCCTCTCCAGTGTCCTAATAATTTTTCACCTGTCGGTGTAACAGCATTAGAATAATTCCATGTTAAACTGTTTGAATCTTGTTGATATGTATTTGCTGTATAATCTTCATTACCAATAAATGTTGCCCATTCATTATAATTTTGTAACAATATATTGTTTATTGAATCATAATTAAACAAGTTTGTTCTGCCGGCTTTAGGAATAAAAGCATTATAGTCTAACAAATCACTGTTATAAGTTGTCTTAATATTGTTGTAAATTCTTTTTTCTAATTCTAATATTAAGTCATCTCTGTAATCACCGTATGCTTTTGTAATACTGCCGTCGTGTCCTTGTATAACATCTGTAGGAGTCACTAAAGTTGTGTCACTGTATTTTTGTGGAATATATTTTGGATATAAACCTAATTTTGTTGGAGTTGCTGGAATGTGCGATCCGTTTGATGTATCAAATTCTCTTATTACAATTTCATCATCAAGTGTCAGTGTTTTAGTAACATTAACAAACCCATTTGTAAAAACATAATCTTGTCCGTGTAAAAGTTGTACACCATTGTGATATACGTTTACTGCTTGAATTGATAAACTGTTTAAATTAAAGTTTGTTGCTATTGCATAAAATTGACTGTTTGTGTCTAAAACTTTATGTGTAGTTGATTTAAATGCACCAATACCCAACATATCTGTTTGGAAAAATGCAGATGACTCTGTGTAATTTTTATTAATTGCTTCTAAAACTTTGTCTACCGCAACATCTACATTGCCATCGAAACCTAAGTTTGTGGCTTTTTCTACAAATGCTCTCTTAAATCTTAAGTATGCTTCTTGACTGTATGAAATAGAATTAACTACATGAATATCTTTTCTTAATAAAGTGTACATTGCAAGACTGAGTGGTCCTGAATGTTGTAAAAATTTTCTACCAAATTTTGTTGCATTTGGAAAATC